AGACGGATGGCTTTGATAATCCTTTTATGGAAAAATTCTTTAAAGCTAATAATGCTGACTTTTTTGATATAATCAATGATAAGATTATTGATACTTTGAAAGAGGCAAGAATTAGGTGGTCAGAATTACCATCCTATAATCTAGGAACTTGTGCAAATGAAGTAGGGCTTACACTTAAAGAGGCACACAGGGCACTGCCAGATACTCTAGCCAATGCAAAATTCTTGATTAAGATGTTGCAAAATCTTAGAGGAGAGGGTAGTCAAAAAAGTAAGTATAAAAGAAGAAAATTCAAATTTAATTTTTAAATGGCAACAAAATATCAATCTACAAAATTGTTTGATAACTATTCAATAGCTATTAGACAACATAAGGCGGTACATAGTCACTGTCAATTATTGCATGGGTATGCATTAAAGTTCAAAGTTACATTTGAATCTGTTGAGGAAGATGTTAACAAGCAACTTGATGAGATGAATTGGATTATGGATTACGGAGGATTCAAACCAAAGCCAACCGGAAATGGATTAAAGGATTGGATGAATGATATGTGGGATCATACACTACTCATAGAGGAAGATGATCCTTATTATGATTTCTTTGAATCTGCAGCTATCGAGGGAGTTTGTAAATTAGTTCCTATGAGTCCAATTGGAGCCGAGTCTGCAGCTAGATTAACATTTGAAAAGTTCAATGATGTATTGTCAAAAACCGGTGGAGGAAGAGTTAAGGTGGTGAAAGTAGAATGTTGGGAAAATGACAAGAATAGTTCAATTTATATGGAATATTAATATGGAGAAATTTTATCACTTTTTAGGATTGTGCCACGACAGCACAAGTCATCTAGATCTATTGGAAGTAGTTACAATAGCTTTAGGATCTTATCTAATAATTAAACAATTTTCAAAAACGTATACAACATGGAGCAGCCGGACGCAAAGAAGCATCAACTGATATCTTTTATAAAATCAGGGATTAGAATCTTAGGCTATTGTTTATTGCCTATAGATATAGTGGCTGCTACTACCGTATTAGTAGTGAGTGAGGTTGTAGGAATTGTAGAAGAGTTAGTATGACATCCAAAAAATGTTCTAAGTGCAAGAAAGTATTAGACTTAGATAATTTTAATAGGAATAGTGCAAGCAGAGATGGATTCATTAATTATTGTAAAGGGTGTAGACGTGAATATGTAGCACAAACAGGAATAGCATCTAGAGCTACAAAAAAGTATATGAAGGCTGCAGATGTTGGTATATATAGGATAGGTTCTAAAACAACTGGTCAATTTTATATAGGTAGAGGATGGATCAATGAAAGGAGAATTGATCACTTCACTAAGTTAAAATCAGGCAAACATCACAATGGATATTTGCAAACACTTTACAACCAAAGGCCTCAAGATATAGTGTTTGAAGTTCTTGAAAAAATACAAGATCAGGATGCAAGGGTTGTAGAAAGAGATTACATAATCGCTGCCTTTATTCAAGATAATACTAAAGTTTTAAATCAACACATAACATTAAGATGGGAATAAAAAGAATGACCAATGAACAAAGGTCTAAAAAACAAGGTATAGTAGAACTCTATACAGCAGTACAGTCTGAGGGCAGCAGAGCAGGACTCCCGACTGTAGTGATCAGGACAACTGGGTGCACCCATAGGTGTTTCTTCGGAGAGGGTGGATGGTGTGATTCATGGTATACCAGCATTCATCCAGAGAAAGCTAAGTATTCTTTAGGAGATGTTGTTGAGATATACAAGAACAATCCCCACATCAAAGAGATGATGCTTACAGGAGGCTCTCCTACAATGTGGCCAATACTAGTGAATGAGCTAACCCATTTTGCAGCTGAAAATGATATTTTTATAACAATGGAGACAGAGGGTAGTCATTTTATAGAGACTGATTATCCAATAGGATTAATCTCACTTTCTCCCAAGTTTAGCAATACACTACCTGTAGTAGGAACTTTAACACCCAATGGTTCAAAAGTAACTGACAAAATGGTTGCTTTGCATAATAGATATCGCGTAAATTTACCAGCAATATCACAGACTTTGGTATATCATGGCGATTATCATTTGAAGCCTGTGTGGGATGGAGAGGATGAAAAAATCCTTGAAGAGATATTGGAGTTCATAAAAATCATGGATATCCCCGAAGACAAGGTATATTTTATGCCCGCGGGAGATAGCAGAGAATCTTTACAAAAATCTTATGCTAAGGTATTTGATTGGGTTAGAGATAATGGGTTCAGAATGACGTGGAGGCCCCATATTATAGCATTTGCGGACCAAAGAGAAGTTTAATCATAAATTAATATATAAATGAAAATTGAAGACGAGTTAATCAAACCCTATTATATTGATAGTGATGGCACTAATTTTGATGTGATGGAGGATACTGGATATGTAAACAAGGCTGGAAACACCATGAAAAGGAACCACGGACACTTTAGCAGTGTGGAGAGTGCCTTAAACAAGATTGCCAAGCTTATGGTTGAAAAGAAAGATTCAGTATACACTATCAAAGGATATGTTGAAGCACTAAGGGAGATTAAAATCAAAATTGAAATTTAGAATGACCGAAAATAAACAAGAGAAAAAAAATCTAGAATTAGTTGAAGCTGGATTTGCAAATGGAATATCATTACAGCTAGCAAATAGAAAGGTACATTTTGGAGAAAATGCTGAATTGACTGAAAGTGAAAAGCAGGAAATTATTGACAATGCTGCAGTGCATTTTGGAAAATTCTTGACAGCATTAGGTTGTGATTGGAAAAATGATCCAAACTCATCGGACACACCTAGAAGAGTTGCTAAGGCATATGTAAATGATTTGTGGAGAGGAAGGTTTGAATCTATGAGTAAAATCACAGCATTTCCTTCAGATGGGTATGACGGGATAGTACAGGAAAGCAATATTCCACTAACCTCAATGTGTAGCCATCATCACCAAACTATTAAAGGAGAAGTCAGTATAGCTTATATTCCTTCTAAGAATGGGAAGGTAGTTGGCTTATCAAAATTGAATCGTATAGTTGAACAGTTTGGTAGAAGAGGTGCAATCCAAGAACAATTAACAGTCGCAATCCATAATGCTGTTAATGAAATTTGTGAGAAGAATCAGGGAGTTGCTGTTATGATCAATGCAACTCATAATTGCGTAAGTTGTAGAGGGGTAGGTCACCAAGGAGCCTCTATGCAAACAGCCAAATTATCTGGAGCCTTCTTTGATTTAGATTCTGCAAGGGCAGAGTTCTATAAAAATATAGAATTGGCAAACAAATAAAAAATTTGACAAGATGGTAAGAATGAGTATAGACTTCGTTAAGAAGCACCCCGACGCAGTACTACCTAAGAGGAATCATGATAACCCTAGCACAGGAGATGTAGGTTATGATGTGTTCGCAGTAGAGGATACAGTAATCCCCGCTAGAGGATCTGCAGTAGTAGAAGTAGGATTGCAACTAGCTAATATCACACCGGGGTATTGGTTTAGGATTGAAGCAAGATCTGGCTTAGGATTCAAGCATAGTATCAAGCCTCACTTTGGAGTAATCGACAACCCATATAGAGGAGATTTAGGAATCAAGTTGTATAATGATTCTGACGCGGATGTGAAGATAGAAAAAGGAAAAGCTTGCGCCCAATTCATAGTGTATGAAATGATAACTGCTTATTGTCGATTTGTAGAAGAGCCTACAACTACAGATAGAGGGGCAAAAGGATTTGGGAGTAGCGATGGAAATTAAAATATCTCATGAGGTTCCTTTGGTCATGCTAGAGGACAGTAGACAATTTAATGATTATGATTATGCGCTAGTACATTTATTCAAAGTCTATCCAGAATACTTTGACTTCTTTAAAAAGAGTGTAGAGTTGGGTAGAGATGTATTATTAGACAATTCAATATTTGAATTAGGAAAAGCATTTGATTCTCATGAGTTTGCTGTGTGGATACAAGAGTTGTGTCCCACTCGATATGTAATTCCAGATGTATTAGGCAATGCTGGAGAGACCATTGCAAAAGCAGAAGCTTGGGTGAAAGATTATTCTAATCTACCCGGAGAAACTATTGGTGTGATCCAGGGAGATAGCTATGAAGAATTAACCAGATGTTATAAGGCTTTGGATGAATTATGTGATCAGTTAGCAATTTGTTTTCATTACCCGTATTATGAGCAAACAGATGTTGGTAGGATGATTGGTAGGCAGCAATTGATTGCAAGGTGGATTGATGAGGGTGTAATCAATGAGTCAAAAAAGCATCATCTATTAGGATGTTCTCTGCCACAAGAGTTCGTTTACTATGGTGATATGGATTTTATCTATTCACTTGATACTTCTAATCCTATTGTACATGGATTGAAAGGTATCACTTATGGTATAAATGGGCTGCCCTTTAAGGAAAAAACTAAGTTGGCAGATTTAATTGAAGCAGAGATTGATGATAATCAATCTGAAGACATTCAATATAACATACAAGAGTTTAAAAAATTAGTGAATAAATGATTGCACTCATAGGATCCCACGGCGTAGGGAAAAGTACGCTGTTAAGAAGTGTAAAAAATTATTTACCTCATGTACAAATAACAGATGGTAACTCAAGAATAGTCAGAGCCTATAACAAAGAGATAGGAAACAAACTATCTGAGAGAGATGAACAGGTCTTGATCAATAGATTATCTGATAATAAATGGCCAGGATTGGTTAAACAGGAGGATTTGTTTGTAACAAGAACTCCGTTTGATCATTTTGCATATAGTAAAGCTTTGGGTTGGAGCGACCTAGCAGAGGAGAGGTTAAGGTTATTTGAAAAAGTGGGGTGGTCTAATATCAAATTTTTCTATATTCCTATAGAATTTGAATTAGAAGACGACGGAGTTAGATATACAGACAAGTTCTTTCAAGAAGAAATCGACAAATTATTAGTTTCTTGCATTAGGAAATATGATTTAGATGTTGTAAATTTACTCGGTTCTGTACAAGAAAGAACTGAAACCGTTATAAATGAATATTATAAATATAAAAATTCATAAGAACAAATGAAAAAAGCTGTATTATCGCTATCTGGAGGTATGGATAGCACCTGTTTATTAGTACATTTATTGGCTAATGGATATGATGAAGTAAAAGCAATTAGCTTTGACTATGGGCAGAAACATAAACGAGAACTAGAATTAGCTGGTAAAACAGTTAAGAATCTGCAAGCCAGGGGTTACAATGTAACTCATCACATTGTAGATTTAACGTCAGTGGGAAAATTGCTAGATTCTGCCTTAACAAGTTCAACAGCTGTTCCAGAAGGACATTATGAGCAAGATAATATGAAGGCTACTGTTGTACCCAATAGAAATGTTATCTTTGGTTCAATTGTATATGGGATTGCTTTATCAATGTCAACACAATTAGACAGTCAAGTGGACATAGCATTAGGTGTTCATAGTGGAGACCATGCTATTTATCCAGACTGCAGACCAGAATCTGTAGAGGCTGTTGAGAAAGCATTTGAGATTTCAAATTGGGGATCAGAAAATGTAGAGTACATTAGGCCTTATATTGATTCAGACAAAGAAGGAATACTTAGAGATTGCTTGAATAATTCTGCATCTTTAGGATTAGATTTTGATGAGGTATTAGTAAATACACTAACCTCATACAATCCTGATGCACATGGAAGATCAAGTGGAAAATCAGGAAGTGATATAGAAAGAATCGAAGCCTTCATAAAGATAGGAAGGAAAGATCCGATTGAATACACTGATTCTTGGGATGAGGTAGTTGCACATGCAAAAGAAGTTTTAGGAATAGAATAAAACGGCAAGCTAGATGGCGGAACTGGAGAGACGTAGCCCCGTGTAGAGGGGTGGAGATGGAACAAGCTCATGCAGGTTCGAATCCTGCTCTAGCTACAAATTAAAATTTTATATATGAGTCAAATAAGAAAATTAGAGAAGTATTGCAAAGAGATGCTTCTTGATTTTGAAATCAATGGAAATTGCCTTTGGTTGATTTCGGAAAAAAAGGGTTATAGGATCATCGAAGACCCAGATGAAACAATATTCGATGAAGATATGGAATTTTATCCTTATTACGAATTAAGAGAGGATGAGGTTGGATATGTGTATGAATTTGGAGGCAGATGGTATACTCAAGAAGAGTACAAAGATGTATCAATGACAGAGTTGAAATACATAGGAAGTGCTAAAAAAAGGTTACCAACTGATTCATTTTTAGGGATTAGATCTGGATATGAATTGATGAATGGAATTGGTTTATATGAAGACTGGGTGGCTAAAGCCAAGTTTTTAGGAACTAAGGCTTTAGGAATCTGCGAGAAGAATACTTTAAGTGGTGCCCTTGTATTTCAAAATGAGTGTCAGAAAAATGACATTAAATCAATCATTGGAATCACGATACCTGTAAAATCAATTGATACATATGATGTAAAATTGTATGCAAAAGATTTTCAGGGGTGGCTGAATTTGCTAAAATTCAATAATCTGTTAAATGTAGAAGGATCTCATTCTATTCCAGAGCAGTACTTATTAGAAAATTCTAAGGGTATATATGTCATAGCAGATCCTAAGGATATGGATTATGATAATGCAACAGATGCTATTTTGAAAAGAATTGACTATTATCAATTAGATACTGTGAATTTCTTAAATGAAGATAAAGATATTTGGTATATTGACAATTTAGAGAAGTTTATATTGAGTCATCTTCAACCGATTAGTATTACTGATGCATTTTATTTAGAGAAAGCTGATTACAGAACCCGTGAGGTTTTGTGGACTATAGGAAAAGCTTTTGATGAGAAAACAGATAATCAATATTTTAAAAGCAGGGATCAGTATGCGTCTGAGTTAATTCAGATGTTTGATTCAGCAGATAAAGGTTGGGTGTCTTTATACAAATTGGCCCAGAGTAATGAAGTAGAATTTGTTGAGAATTGTAATTTCGAATATGATACAGATACTAGACACTTACCAAAGTATATAATGTCTGAAAAAGAGTCAATCCAGTTTGACACCAATGAAGAGCTATTTCTACATCTCATAAAGAAAGGATTTAAAGAAAAGGCTTTTAAAGATCCTAAACCTTATATCGATAGACTTAAAGTTGAAATCGATGTATTGAAAAAAGGTGATGTAATTGATTACTTTTTAGTACTACATGATATTATTGAGTTTTCTAAGAGAGAGGAATTATTAACTGGGATTGGCCGTGGTTCAGCAGGAGGATCTCTGATAGCCTACTTGTTAGGAATTATACAGATTGATCCTTTAGAGTTTGACTTGCTATTCGAAAGATTTTTGAATTCGGGTAGGATGGGTGAATATCAAGATAGACCATCTTTTAAGATTACATTGGAGGATAATTCAATTGTAGAATTAGGAGAAGGTTCACTTGTAAGAGTGATAAGAGATAGTGAAGAAAGTGTAATATTCATCCATGAATTACAAATTGGTGATGATTTAATAAAATACTAAATATGGCAGAAACAAATTGTTTAGAAACGCTAGAGCAGATGTTTAGAAAATATAGAGGTTCTACAGGAAGAGATCCTCAAAAATTCATAACATCAAGGCTGGTAGCAGACCTGATGGTAATGGAACATCGGAGTAGAGTTTCAGGACCCGATTTAGACCCTGATGATTTATACTACAGGGGAATCCCTATTGAGATTTCAAAGGATCCTGAATTTCCAAGAATGAATATTGTACTACAATGAGAGTAATTCATATAGAAGAGGGGCTGGCCCCAAAATTAGTAGATGGTACATTACCAGATATTGATACAGATTTTGCAGGAGCAGACAGATCTAAAGTAAAAACCTATATAGAAGACAGGTTTGGGAAAGATCAGGTCTGCTCTGTAGGAACTTTTACTACGATGAAAGTGAAGGGATTGGTAAAAGATTTGTCTAGAACAGCGTCAATTGACTTCTCTGAGGCAAATTTGATGACAGGAATCATTGATCAGAAAGATGAATCGATGTTAGATTTAATAAAGAGGGCTTCGCAAGAACCCAAACTAAAGGCTTTTATTAAGAATAATTCAGATTTATTCTATATGTTACCTACTTTATTAAACCAACCAAAAACTCAATCAATTCACCCATGTGCAATGATTATCTTTCCGGACGTTATGAGCTCAGCTGAATGGTGTCCCGTTAGACTACAGCAAGGTTTGATAGTAAGTGAATGGGGAGGTGGAGAAATGGATGATGCAGGATTCTTAAAAGAAGATATCTTAGGAATTGCTCAGCTAGATAAATTCACAGACATCCTCAAACTCATTAAGAAAAACGGAAAAGGGGTACCAGATATATACAATCTACCACATGATAGTGAGGTATTTAGATATTTTGGTAATGGTTGGAACGGAGATGTATTTCAATTAGGATCAAGTGGATTAACTGACTATACCAGATCATTAAAACCACAGACAATAGATGACCTAATTGCAGCAGTAGCAGTGTATAGGCCAGGGCCAATGGAAAATCATTATCATTCTATATATGTGAAATGTAAGAATGAGGGTAGAAAACCAGAGTATTTATGGGGTACTGAAAGTATTGCAAAGGATACTTATGGCTTATTGATATATCAGGAACAAGTAATGAAAGTATTTCAGGAGCTTGGTGGTCTATCAATGAAGGAAGCAGATGATGTTAGGCGCGCGATGGGTAAGAAAAAGCTTAAAGTTTTACTTCCTTGGAGAGAGCGTGTAAAAGAAGGGTTCCTTGAAAGGGGAGCCACTTCAGAACAATTTGATGAAATATGGGAAGCTGTGCAGGAGTTTGCAAAATACGGTTTTAATAAATCGCATAGTGCCGCTTATGCAAAGACAGGTTATGTTAGTCAGTATTTAAAGGTACATTATCCGATTGAATATTGGACAGTGGCATTAGATCATGCAAATGATACTAAAGCTTTGACATATTTATCAGAAATATTGCAGACAGGAAAGATTTCGATTAAACCTCCAGATATAAATGGATCCGGAATTAGTATGTCTTCTAATCAAGAATCTTCAACAATCTTTTGGGGACTGGGTTCAATTAAAGGGATTGGGGAAGATACAGCAATGCAAATTATTAATGAAAGAAAAAAGAACGGTGAATATCGAAGTTTTGCTGATTTCTATTTCAGGAGTAATTTTAAAGGCTCGAAGGTTAAGAAACAAACATATGAAGCACTTATCGCTTCTGGAGCATTTGATGGACTTTATAATTTAGAAGGAAGCGAACAGAGAAGAATGTTCTTAATCAAAAGATATAGAACATACGCAAAAAAGAAGATCACCAACCCACAGAGAGATCCTTATACAATAGGGAAAACCGAAGAACTGTGGTGGTGGAAAAAACAACAAAAATTACTAACAGGATTAGTATTTGTTGATTACAAATCAATTGCAGAAGAATATGGTATTGATACTCAATTTTGTACAGCAGGGGAATTTTCAAAACCTCAACAAAGAGGCTTGTACAGAACATTTGGGGGATACATTGTTGAAGCAAAAATTGGTAGAAGTAGTAGAGGAAAGTATGCTAGATTATTAGTTGAACATAACTATAAAATGTTCAAAGTATTAATTTGGTCAGATGAGTATTCTAGATTTGAAGAAGAATTAAAACAATGTGAGAAATCATTTATAGTATTTGACGGAGAGCTTAGGTATGATGAAAAGTGGGCTAGGGCAAATCAATTTACATTAAAGGATTCATCTCAGATGGTAATATTATAACAATGGATATTTTAATAGATTTTGATGGTACTTGTGTCCTTCATAAATTTCCAGGGATTGGCCCGGATAATAAAGGAGCACAAGATGTATTAACAGAACTGGTTGACAACGGTCATAGACTAATCTTATTTACGATGAGATCAGAAGAGCACCTAACACAAGCAGTAAACTGGTTTAGAGAAAGGGGAATTAAGCTATATGGGATTCAAGAGAATCCAACCCAAAAACAATGGACAAGCTCACCAAAGGCATATGGTCAATTAATCATTGATGATATATGTCTTGGTATACCGTTGGTTTACAACCCAATGATCTCAGATCGAGAGTTTGTAGATTGGGCTACGGTTCGGGAATTATTGATTGAAAGAGGAATTATAAAAAGAAAAGGACAGTAAATAATTTGTCCTTTTCTTTGTTAGTTTAAAATTTTGTTGTATCTTTCCGGCATGATATTTCTAACAGACAGAAGAAGACACCTGATCTGCTATCCTTATAGTATTGAAAATTTACATAGGATGGCAAATGAGTTAGGAATTAAAAGATGTTGGTTTCACAAAGATCATTACGACATTCCTAAGAAGAGAATTGAAGAAATTGAAAGTCAATGTGAAATAGTAACTAGTAAAGAAATAGTAAGAATTAAAAATAATAAGGATTATGAAAATACAAGGCTTCAAGCCAAACTTAGTACCCAACAATCCTAAAGATGGGAGTTTTACAGAACAAGAAAGGCAAGCCTTGATTGATAAAAATGGGGGCCTAAGTGGGTATTATGCCGTTTATAAAAAAGACGGTTGCAGGATGCAGCTAGGTGTATGTGATAAGATACTTACACGTTCTCTTAAAGAACCAAAGAGTGAATTAGTTAAGCAAAGATTTGCAGAACTTAATCAAATATGCTTAGATTTAAACATAGCACTTGATGGGGAATTTTATATGCATGGGCTAAAATTCAATGAAATCTTTAGATTCTTTTCCAAGTCAGATGTGACTAGTGAGAAATATAAAGAGAAATTCATCAAAGAGTTCAAAAAAGACCCGGAGAAATTTATCAAAGATTACAATGGTAGAACTGTTCAGTTTTTAACCACACTTCACGAGGGATTGAAATTTTGGCTATTTGATGGAATTATCATTGATAGACCTGATCTAGTGGGATATAAGGAAAGAATGCAAGAAATCTATAAAAGATTGTTAAATGCATTCCCAGGTGAAGAAATTTATGACAAATTGAAATACTTAGAGATTCCTGACTTGATAGAATTTACAGAAGAGGACTCTATTGATTCATTGTATCTAGAGGCATTAGATTTCGGATTTGAAGGATTGATCATCATTCATAAAGACCATGAGTATAAGATGGGCAGAACACGCCTTAGTCAAGGAACTATTCTAAAGGTCAAAGATGATGCGCAAGAGTTTGATGGTGTGATTTTAGATGTAGAAGAGGGTACTAAGATTAAAGAAGGTGTTGAAAGGGGTAAGAATGAATTAGGACGTTCTACAACTAGTAAAAAGAAAGGTGATAGAGAACCAAGTGGGAAGGCTAAAGGCTTTGTAGTACAGTTTAAAGACTTAGGTACTTTTACTGTAGCTCTTAGAGGTTTTAATGATGCTAGTAAGATAGAATTATTAAAGAATAAGGATAAGTATATAGGTAGACATTTTAAATATACTGCAATGCCACCTACAAAAGACTTTCCAAGACATGCATTCTTTAATTGTTGGAGAGATGAAAAATAGTATTAGGCAAGTAATACAGTATCATGCGAAGGGTAGTAGATCTTGTACAGTGGGTAGAGGAGATGTATCTATAATAGAAGACAATTCTATTGAATATGACAACATGCTACATATTCAGTATGATGCTAAAGATAAAGATGGACTATTGATAGAATCCTTTATAGGATCCAATCTCAATATTACCTACTTTAGACCGAAAAAAGATTGTACAATTAAAAAGGACAAAGATGAGAGTAGTTCATAGATCACAAGAATTGAAGGATTCTGACAAAAAACCTAAAGGTGCAAGTCAGGTATTATCAATTGTACATAGAAAAGGAGGTAGAGATTTACTAAGTGGAGCCTCTTTAATAGCACAAATCTTAAAACGTAAATAGTATGATGACTTATTTTCACATATCTTATAATATAAAAGCTATTGGAGGTGATCTTGGTTTCGGAGAGTCTTATATTAAATGTAGTGCTCCATTCTTCAATAGGACAGAGTTCATAGAGAATACAAAGGCGAAAGATCCTCAAATTGATAACTTAGTAATTATATGTATTACTAAGATGAATAAGGAGGAGTTTGAATTATTTACAGAATAGCATTATGAAGTATACAATACATAAAGGTAATATACCCATTACATTTGAGCATGGTAGTTTTGATGAATTGATTAATGTCGATGATTTGACAAAGATCGATACTTCGAACATTTTTGGAGAGGCAACTACTGTATCTGCTGCAGCCAATAGAATTGGTATGCTTAGGGCAGAATTAGAATCTGATATGGCATCTATAAAATTAGAGCTAAAGATTTTTGAAGGTAATTTCAAAGCAAAGTTGAGAAAGCAGGCATCCAATAATTCAGGATTCTAT